CGCTGTTGACTGTCGTCGCGAGGACGGGAACGGAAAAGCCCGAAACGCCGCCGATCGTCCCGCTCGCGGCGCTTAGGACATCCGCGACGACATAATTGATGCCCGGATTGAGAATGACGACCGCCGTCACCGTCCCGCCCGCAACCGTTATGTTGGCCGTTGCGGTGGTCCCTGAGCCGCCTGTCAGCGTGACGTTCGTGTATGTCCCCGCCGTGCCGCCGCTGCCGCCTGTGATCGTCCCTAGGACCGCGACTTGCCCGTTAATGCCGACCGTGGCTTGAAAACAAACTTCCCCCGGAGGAATCTGGTTCGCTTGCGCGAAAGCGTGCGCGGTACTAAAAGCAAGAAGAACGGCCGCCGCGAGATATTTTGCAATGCGAACCATCGTCTGTGTCCTGCTAATGATCGCGTTCGGCTATGGTCTGCATTGGCTGTTTTTCGGCATAAGCGAAGACTTTGGCCACGGCCTATTTGTCGGCATCGTCTTGATGTATGCCGCAATTTTCACGGCTTGGAAAGTCGCACCGGAAACCTTTTTCAAGGGACAGCAAGAGCGTTTCGATTTTGATCGCCGCCAATGAAATAATTCGAAGGCGGGATTGAACGGGTTAGCAGATTTCCAACCCGCGCCGCGCCGTTAGAAAGCGCATTGTGTGCGCCCATTGTCGCAAAAGCACGTTGAACCTCCCCCAAGAATTTCTGCGCGTCCGCACCGCTGGCGCTGAGACCCTGAGCACTTTGTTTCATGAGATTTCCAAGGCGGAAATTCTGCCATTCGTTGTGAAGCGCGTTGATCGCGCGCGAACCTAATGAGCCCGCTATAGCGCCCGGCCCTCCCGGCGCCACAGCCTCACCAATAAGCGTCCCCGCCACGCCGCCCGGACTATTCTGCGGCAACGAATAGCGTTCCGCGATCGAACGATTAATTGCGGTCTGCGACCCCGAGCGGACGACGTTCTCGGTGTTTCGCATCGCGGCTTCGCCGTGGATCATATCGAAGACATCGCCAGCGTTCGGAAATAGGGCATCGAGCTTTTGCCGATTTGCAGATGACTTGCCAAACATCGAACGCGCACCGGCCAATACCCCTTGCCGCGCTTGCTCTAAGGCATCCCCGATCGCCACACGCGCGCCCTGCCGATAGGCGTCAACTTCGGCAGGAGACATGCTCGCGAGTTCACGCTGAAATTCCTCCGGGCGAACCCCGCGAGTAAATAGCTTCGTTCCCGCGTCCATCGCGTCTTTCAGCCGCATTTGCGAAGAAAACGCCAAATCGCCTTCTTCAATAAACGGGTCGGATTTCAGAACTCCGTCAATCTGGCTGCGAATGTCGTTCGCTGCTCGATAGGCGCTTTTTCCCGCCGAAGTCCCGTCAATGGTCGCATTGCGTTCCATCGATTGAATGTCCCCGTCGAGCGCTTGGCGCACCTTGAGCAGGGCTCCCGGGTCTGACTTCGGAACGATCATTGTCGTGGGCTTGCCGTCAGGCCCGGGAATGCCAACTTTCGCGTCCGTCAAATATCCTTTCGCCTTCGCCAGAATAGCCGCCTCTCCCCCAACAGCGTCTTTCAATTGCGCGTCGATACTGTTCAATACAGGCGTGATATTCAGCGGGGTTCCGTTTTCGCGCGCAGCATTGTACCAAGGTCCCGCCGCAGTTTGGGCGCGACTGACAATATCCGACTTCGCCATTTCCAAGTCTGGTTTTGGCCCTAGCGTCTGGTCAATCGCTTGCGATACGCGATCGTCGGCCCCCGCCGCGCGCGCCATCATCGCATTGCGAAGGATCGAAGTCGGAGCGCCGCCCTTTTGCGCGAGGCCCCCGGCTTCTGAGGTTAGCGAAGGTTCGATGTCCGCCAACGTCGCGTTCGGACCCATCGCCGTTAGATCACTCTGCGCCTTCCACGGATTTAGACCGCTTTCCGCCATACGCTCAGCAATGTTGCGCGCCCCCGGTCCGACGCTCGCCAGCCGGTTCGCGATCGAGCCGACGCCCGCGCCAATCGCCGCGCCTACGGGCGGAGCCAGCGCACCAAGTCCGCCGCCCCATTCCGCACCGCGCACCGCTGCACTAGGATCGCCACCAGAACGCACAAACGCGTCCGCGCCGCCAATACCCGCGCCAGTCACGCCGCTGGCCAGCCCTCGCGCGAGCATCGGCATTCCCGCGCTGACGCCGAATGCCGCGGGAGCCGCCGCCATTGCCGGAATTGTCGCCGCCACGCCGCCTGCGATGTTGGCCGCACCGCTGAGATAGGGATGCGCCGCAGCAAACCCAGTATCCATGCCCTGCTGCTGTTTCAGCGCATTCGCATAGCGCTGCGACCACGTATCGCCCTGCAGTTGGTTTTGCGGCGCGAACATCGGATTGAGAGCGGGCGCGAGCGTCGCATTCGTCGCAGCGTCGGCCATATTGAGCGCGCCGCCAATGATCGGCATGCCGCTTGAAAGCCCGCGCACGATGTTGTTCGCAGTTCCCGTCGCGGTTTCCGGGGCGACCGGAGCCGATTGCGCGGCGGGTGCGGGCGCTGCGGCGTTCATATATTTCTGGACGAGCGGATCGATGGAAAGATCGGGCGCGCTCGCGGTTGGCGCATTCGAGTTAGCGGGCGTTTGGGGCGCGCTTGGCTTCATATATTTTTGCACAAGTGGATCGTTGGCCGGGTCTGGGTTCCCCCCAAAGAACTTGTGAGCGCCGATCGTTTGCCCTGTCCCGTCATCCCATGCGGGCGGCGTTCGCCCCAGCGCCTTTTGCGCCGTCGGGCTGTAGAACATCGTCGCGCCACCTGTGGGATCGGGAGTTGTTCCCGACAAGACGTTATCCACAACTTTCGCAGCGTTTTTATATGCGGGCGCAGTCGTCGGAACGGCGGCCAAATTCTGCCGTTGCCATGCCTCGAATTGGTTCGGTGCAAGCACGACGTTTTTCGCGCTCTGTCCCGTTGATTTCATGCGATTGGCGATAACTGCGGCCACGCCCGATGCGCTCGGATCGCTTCCCGCCTCGCCCATGACTGTGCGGATCATGTAATCGCGATCGATCGGTGACATGCCCGTGGCAATGCCGCCATAGGGCGAATTTGACAGATCGCCGGGCGGAGCCGGGTCGTCCTCGACCGTGACGTGCGCCTGAGCCACGTTATTGCCCCTGATCGGGGGACATCACTTTGTCAGCGATGGCGAGTGACGATCGGAATTTGGCGGTTGCGGCGGGATTGCCTTTGAGCGATGCGAGTTTCGCCTTTTGCTCTTGCGGGGTCATCAGGTCGAATTTAAAGGCATCCGGATCCATACCGGCGTAATAGCCGGTTTTGAACTTTTGATAGCCTTGGAACCCCGGCGCCGCCATCGGCAAAGCCGCGTCCATGCGATCGCGCGCGACTTGATTCGTCAGCGTCGCGATAACGGCGGGCTTCGTCATTGTGTCCGCGCTCGGGTTTGATCCTACCGCCGCCGCGAGGCCTTCATCGGAACGCCCTGCAGCCTTCACATTGGCGGAATATTGCAACAGATATTTGCCGAGTTCCTGCCTCACTGCCGTATCGCTCGTATTAGGATCGATGATGCCGAGTTGCGATAAGGCGGCCTTGGCTTCTGTCCATCCTTTCGATAGCGGCCCGAAATTCGGATCGTTGAGTTGTCGGACCAGCGGGAGGGCCTGTTGCAGCGGTCGAATGCCGGCCATGATCGCCGGGCTTTTGCTCTGATCGGCGATGTATTCCGCCTGATCGGCGGCCGCCTGCGGCGGCGGCTGCGTCGTGAGATTTTGGCCCGGTGCGGCGCCGCCCGGCCCGGTGAATGCCGCTTTGCCCGCCGTCGTGACCGTCGGCTGATTGTTCGCTCCGACTTGACCCGGCTGTTGCCCCGCAGCAGCCGCTGGCCCCATGCCATAAGTCGTCAATTGAGCAATCTTGTCTTTCACATTGCCGGCGTTTACGCCTGCAAGCCAGCCGTTGATGACCGATGCGTTAGCTCCGGGAAGCCTTGAAAGAAACCCAGCTAGATTATAGGCGTCTTCCATAGTTAGGTTGGGTTTTTGATTAAGTGCCGCCATCGGAGCGGCGAGCGCACCGTAACTCTTGACGCCATATTCCAGCGCTGCGGTCGAGTTTTGAATATTCTGCTGCCGCGCCTGAAGCGCCGTCGTGATGCCTTCCGGGGCCGCAAGCGCCGCGCTGGGGTCGGCGCCGATCGCGTTGAGGGTGACGCTAGGATCATAGGTTCCATCAGGGCGCACACCCTGCTGAAACGCATTGCCGACCGCCCGCCGGGCCTGAAACTGTTGCATGCTTTGCAGCGCGGGAATGATCTGCCACGGGCTTGGCTGTTGCGGCGGCGGGTTCGCGTGCGGGTAAAGTGCGGCAACGCCCATTATTTATATCTCCCGATTATCGTCCCAAAACTTACCCGCAATACCAATTAAACCCGCAGACAGTCCCAAGAGTGCGCGCCGAAGCGGGACGCGCAGTGGTGAGGCTCGAATTAATCTCACTAACAGACCATAGTGACCGGCCCGATATTGAGTTGGTTCTCGAAGCCGATATTGCTTCAACTGGCCAGCGTGGTATCTGCCGAACGGGACCATTACTGCGCTCCTTGATAATGCTGCGTGAGCGCTCCGACCATCGCCTGATGCTGGTCAGGGTTAGGCGGCGTCGCGTCGGGCTGCTGATCGACAAAGCCCTGCTGATGGTGCGCGAGAAGCGCGGTCTGGGCCTGCACCGTCTGCATAAAGTGCTGCTCAAGCCATTGCCTCTGATCGAACGGGCGATCGGGGACTTGGCCGAGCTGCGTCACCGCCTGCGCCGCAGTCAAGATGCCCTTCGCCACAAGTCCCGTTGCGCCATCGATGATTTTCGATCGAATATCCGTCTTGCCGCAATCCGGGTCGCTGAGAAGCCCGGTCAATTCCACCTCGATCGCGTGCATATGCCGCAATCCCACGACGACCTGCTGATGCGACGGCGGTGGCGGACCCTGCTGCCCTTGCATGGCGTTGGGCGCGCTAGGGCCGGGCGCTGACGCCAGCCCGTTGCCTTGAGGCTGTACCGCTCCCGCTGGCCCCGCATCTGGTGCTGGCGGTCCTCCTAGAGGCTCTGCGAAGGCGTTAGGCATCAGGGTTACGACACTGTTTCGACTGGCACGACGTAAAATCGCCGACGCGCCGCATCTAATTCCTCGGCCAAAGTGACTGAGTCTACTTTGTGGCCCAGAAACTCTCCCATAAGATCGGCTAACCGAACGCGAAATTCCTCACGTCCTAGCCCCATATCTTTTGGAAGCGGGTTCATTGCCAAGGCATCGCTCACTTTTTTCCTCTTTCGCGCCAAATCGGTTTTCGCAATTACATCGTCTATCTTTTTGAGAAGATATCCCGCAATTTCAGTTTGTGGCAAAAATTCTCGCGCAGTTTTGAGCGATCTGAAAAGATCGGCAATTAAAACCTCGTCTTCTATCGCGTTCGGCATCAGGACGACCCCGTGAACCATGCGGGGTTTTGACCATAGGGCGCCGCGCCGCTGCCGTAAACCGAAGTTCCCGTGGAACCGCCCCCTCCGCCCAAAAGGGAACTTAGCAATAGCGAATTGCCGATGCCCCCCGCCGCGCTATTGAGACCGTTCGAAATCGCGCTCGCGCTCCCCAGCGTTCCCGCCGCCTGCGCGTTGCCAAGGTTTTGCAACGTACCGCCCTGAATTGCGCCCGCCTGATTTGCTCCGGACAAAAGCGAGGACGCGGACGCCGATCCGAGCCCCGCAGTGGTTTGCAACTGGTTGATGTATTGCGCATAATTCTGGCTCGCGAGCCCGTTATTGAACTGCGAAATGCCCGAGGCGAGGGGCCCTGTAGAACCCCCGAGCCCCTGCGCCGCGAGCGCGTTTTGCGTCGCTTTCGTTCCCCATTGCGAGGCGAACTGAAATCCAGGAAGGTTTTGCAGCGTCGACGCCGCTGTCCCGGGGTTTTGCAGGCTCGTCAGGGTCGGGAGCACGCTCGACCCCGCCGTAATGAACGGCTGCACCGCGGCTTGTCCTGTCGCGAATTGCTGCTGCTGAATGCCGAGCGCCTTGTTCGCAGTGGCCGCTTGCTGGCTTGAGGCTTTCTGTGCGGCGTTGGATTGGATCATGGACCCCCCGAGCGCCGCGACGCCCGTTAGAGCGGCTCCTCCGATGATTGCCGCTGCGATCCCCATCAGTGCGCCCTCAAATTCAGCCGGAATAGTTCGCCGTCAGGAACCGCGCCAAGGCGCTTGTAGACGCTCGCCATGCGTGGGCCATCCCCACGGGGTCCCGCGCGAAAGAAAACCTCGTCTCGCCCTTCGGCCTTAAGATGCGAAACCGCCATGCGCTGCATTGTCATCCCAAGCCCCGGCGCATCCGGCGAAGCGAAGTGCGTAAGCTGGATCGCGCTGCGCAAATCTGGGCTTTCGAAGCTGGGCGCCAGGATCGTCATGAGATAACCGAACATGCGCCCGTTCGACCGAGCGGTAAGCATGACCATCCGGCCTTCATAGTCCACTTGGCGCATGAGCGCGATGTTTTTCAGAAGATGGCTATCGGGGGCCTCGCCTATCGCGACGACGTGCGCTTCCATGAGCGCCTTGCCATCGCGATAAAAGCTGTCGAAACTTTCCGCCTGGATCGTAAAGCCGTCCGGCGTTTTGACTGATTTGCGCGCGAGTTGCGCTCTGCTCGCGTGCGCCGCCAGTTTCGCCAGTTTCTCGATCTGCGGGCGATGCGCGTTCACGTAGCGGATTTGCTGCGACATCGGCACTTGCAGGTTGCATTCCTGCATTAGCGAATGCCAACTCGGATCGAAGCGACAGGGCAAGCAATGCTCGAAAATCACGCGCGCAACGCTCGGATCGTTCAAACTATCGTAGCGAACCGTTAAGCAATTGTTCGCGCGGACTTCGATCTGATCTAGCTTGTGGTCAAGCCGTTTCATTTCATCGCGAACACGAGGATGCTCAAGGCCGCATACCGCGAGACTTTTCAGGACCTCGCGAACCGGGCGCCGCACGACGAGAATGCGCGCATCCGGCGCATAGTCTTGAAGTAATCTCCAAAAAGGCGCGGCGGTTGTTTCCGCAGTTCCCGTGTTCGGTTGCGAAAGCCACGACTTCACATCGTCAAGCGAGCGCATGCGGCGGATTTCTTCGTGACCGCAATGCCAGCCGTTGTAGGATAGGAATTGTGATAGCCAAAATGTTCGCGAGCGAGGCAATGCAAAAATGACGAAGGGCGCGCTCATGACGCCTTGATCGCCTTGAAGCTATCGCCCGTGATCTGCAACAGCACCCCAAACGCGACGATCATCGCGGGCTCGCGCGCAATCAAGCCCATCGGCGGCCAAAGCGCCATCTTCGCGTAATGGTTAAACCAAAGCACTCCCTTGTCGAACTGGCCCGCGAAAATCATCTCGAACGCAAACCCGACATGCCGCGCGAGAGAAGGCGTCGCCATGCCGTTGATCAAATCGTCCGCTTCCCCGAGCATCGATTTTCGCGCGCTTTCTAAATCCGCCATCACAGTCAGTCCTAGAACCGACGAACGCCCCGCCTTGAACCATTCATCCAGCGTCAACTGATAAATGCTCGCGCCGTAGACCTCTCCGTCCTTCGGCCATGCGCCGGGGCGGTTCGCGATGTTCCGACCTCCGACCAGCTTCACCGCGATAAGCGCCGCCGCATTGCAAAGCGGAATGCGACAAAACAGCGTCACCGCATCCGAGTGCGTGAACATCCATGCAATCGCCTGCTTGATCGCGCTCTTGGCGTAGGCCCCGCGATATTCCGTCAGAAAGCTGCAATTCGTCTCGTAAATCCCCGGCTCGATTTGCGTGAACATGAAGGCCCCGCCCTCGATAATCATCCCGACGTTGCGAGGATCGGAAAGCAGGTTCGCGGTCGAAATCCGCTCGATCCCCGTTGTCGTGATCGCGGGGAACACATCAGGTGCATTGAAAATTACATCGAGTTCAAAGGCGTCGAACGTCCGCGCTAGTGCGTGCGTCGCGCCCCTAGGAACCCGAAGGCGCTTAACCCCCCGGCGAACGTCGCGTTGATCGAGAGGTAAACGGTCGTCGGGGCTGACAATAGCAAGCGGATCGTTCCGATTGGCCCCGCCAGCGGGAAGCTCGCCCCGCTCAGATATGCTCCCGAGTTCGGCGATCCTGGGTCCGTCGCCGACAAGGTGCTGATCCATGCTTTTGCCGAGGTCGGGGCGACGCTGACGCCTATGTTTGCCCATACGTCCCAATCTCCGGGGTTCAGCGTGATCGAGGTCACATTCGCGATGACCGTTGTCGTTAGCGCGACCGGCGCTCCGCTCGTGACCGTTGCACTTATATACTCGCCAATGTTGCCCGCAAGTGCATTGGTGTTTATCGTGACGCCGGGATATTGGCCCGCGAGACTAGTGAGGTCCGCGGGAACCAGCGTGCGAAAGGCGGGGACGACCGACCCGCCGGAAGTCGGCCCCGCGAAGATATTGTTTGCCGCCTGAACTGGGAAATTCGCACCGCTAAGAAAGCCCCATGCGGGAAATCCGCCCGAGACCTGCAAAACGGATGATGTCGCGCCGATGCCCAACGCCGTCCATGCTGACGACCCGCGGAATAGCGTCGAACCGGGAACCGTCGTGATACCGTCCAACTGCCCGGAAATGCCGCCCGATGAGCCGCCCGAGCGCGCGAATAGGCTTTGAAAGAATTGCAGCCAAGGCTGTGACGTGTTGCCCTGCTGATCTACCAGTGGGATCGCAAATGGGGGGCTGGTCTGCTGCGTCGCCACTTAGGCGCCATGCTTGATCGGATCGACGTAGGCGCCCTGTAACGCGCTCTTGCCGGGATAGGACCAGAGTAGCTCGTAAACCCGGTCGCGCGCCATGCCAAGCCCTCGCCAGCGCATCAACCGACGATAGTTGCCGCTCGTCACGAGCCCCTTCTGCCGGTAAGGGCTCCACGTATTGCCCCCATCGTTCGAATAGCGCATTTGCAGCTTATACTGCGAGCCCTTGACTTCCGCGACTCCCGGCATTTCGCCCGCCTCAAAATCCGCCACGAAAGAAACGTGCGTGATCTCCTTCATGTCGCTAATTAAATGCGGAAACGTGCGCCGGCAAATAATCGGGGTCGCGACGCCGTCGAAAAAATAGGTCGGATCGAGCGAATAAATCTGTCCCGTCTGCCAGTCTTGGCCCAAAACCATCTTCGCATAACCCGCGAAGTTGCCGACCGGTCCGCCCACCGAGGCATAAAACGTCGCATTCTCCCGCTGCTGCTGCCCGAGCGCGTTGAGGGAAATCCGCCGGTGCCACTGCTTCGTCTGAATATCATATCCCCAGCTTTTATTCGCGGTCGGGAAATGAAAGACGATGAAGGTATGCCCCGCCTGCTGAAACGAACTCGCGATGCAGTCGGAAACGATCGGATAATTCGACCATTCGTATTCGAGAGCCGATGTCGTGATCCGCTCGATGTTCAGCCCATGCGTCTTGACTGCGATCACTTGGCCCTGGAAATTGCGCGAAAGCCAGAATAGATCAACGTCCGCTTGCGTGAGGCTGTAGTTCGCCGCGCATCCATAGGGAATGAAAATATTCGGCCATTCCTGATAAGGGAACGGCGTCGAGCCCGCGAGAAACCAGACCTCAGATGAGGTTGACCCGATCAACCAAGCCTGTCGAACGTTGAACGCGAGCGTTTCGATCGGATCGGGATTTGTCGCCTTCGCCGCGACTTGCAGAATATTGAAAGTCGCTTGCAGAGGGTTCGAGACGTACCATTGATTTGTGCCGGGAGCATTGAGCGCAAAGTATGTATCGCTATATGCTATCCGCGTTGCGCCGACGAAAGTGCCCGTTCCATCAACCAAGGGCGCAAAGGCGTTGTTGCTCAGTGCTATCGTATAACCGTTTGGCGTGTTATCCACAAGAATTGCGGTATTGCCATTGTCTTTGATCGAGACGGGCGTCGGCAAGTTCGCGATCTGGCCGAGCAGCGTCCAGACGCCCGCGGGATTGACGTAATAGACACTTGGGCCGACGACCGCGATTAGGTTGCCATTGGATAGCGCGAACAGGCCGCGGCCGGGAGCAGCGTTCGGAGGGGCGCTCCAGGGGCGCTCGCCCTCGCGGGGATAATGCGTGACCGCGACGGGCGGATTTGTGTCTTGCGGATTGGCTTCCGGGAAGAGATTTTCGCAAATCAGCGCATCCGCGACATATCCGCGCGCTTGATAGGCGCCCGAGGTCAGCGGAATTAGGGTTTCGCTTTGAAACATTTTGTGCTAAATCCCGTTTGGCCGGGACGCGGCAAGGATATGCGCGTTGAAATATTGAGGGTTGGATTCCCTCCCCGGCGACAACTAAACCCCCATCGGCAACGGCGGCCACCAATAGACCTGCGCGCGCTTCTTTTCCGCCATTTGCAGGACCGTTTTCTTATCCGCGACCGCGACCGAAGGGCGAACCGGAGCATCGGCGGGAAACAGGCTCACGCGAAAGCGCTCCGAGGCAACCGCTTTCGCGTCATACCAAGCAAACAGCGTGCGCTTAATCTTCACATCATTGCCCAATACGCGCGAGAGTGAGCCGTCAATGTTCGCCAATGCGGCGACCATACGAAACGCTCACGCCCTTCGCTGGCCGCATCGATCAGATTTTCTTCATGCTCCGTGAATTCGATGCCATATTCACGGGGGCGAAGCGGACGCCATGGTTCGATTTCAAACTCGTCCGTTCCTATAAGATATCTACCGAGCCAACGCATTACTTGCTAAACCAAATGCCCGTCTTGGCCGAAGAAAACGCCTGCGAATTGTGGCTCGTGATCGTAACCGAGGTCGTATTGTTGATCGTGTCCTGCGCGCCCGTCGCGGGATTGTTAGCGACCGCTGGATAAATCGTCACCGTCTGCGCGCCGTTGTTGTAAACCAGCATATCCGTCCCCGCGACGGAGGTCGGAAGACACATGCCCGAGGATGCGGCCGCGGTATCGATCTCGACAAGATAGTCACCGCTCGGAATTTGGGAACATGTCGCTTGCGTCGTGCCCGCGGCGGTGAGACCATACACGTAAATATTGTTCAATCCCCCCGCCAAGCCTAGCAGCCATTGGCTATCCGTGAGGTTGAACCCCATCGCGGGGGGCTGCGTGCCAACTAACGCGCGAGCCTGATGCAACAGTATGTTGCCCCCAGCCCAGATCGAGACCGCCATGAGGCCCCCGAGCGCGATGTTTGCGAATTTCTTGAACATTTTCGTTCTCCTGTTAGGTGTCCGAACTACCGTGATAGTCATACGCGCGACTTCCGCGTCCCCTTACAACGTCGGGCATTTGCAGCGTCGACATTGCCGAGTTTGCGCTGCGCAATGTGCCGAGCGCTCCCCGCGCGAGCGCGTTGATCTCCGGGTCGGGCGGCATTTGATAACTCACCCGCAACCTCCTGGCTCCGCACCAATTCAGCGCGGCCTCGTATTCGGGAGGGAAGTTGATGAGTTGCGTCAGCGATACGAACCGCGGCAAAACTACCTTAAAGCCAAAGTGCATTTCGTAAAGGCTCGCCTGCGGAATTGGCCACGGCTTCATAATCCCCACAGGCCATGACGGATCGTAAAACACTTTCCAAGGCAGCGTCCCGATCGTCTTGACCGCAATGCGCGAATAGTTCTCTGCGGACGGAATTATGTCCATCGGAATATCGACGGGAACCGAGGCGGTCGGGTTCAACCGCAGATACGCATATTCAAGCCGATCGGGTCGCGGGCTGATGTTGATCGTTTGATTGAGGCCGACCGTATAGTTCAACGCCCCCGTCGAAGTCACCGCATAGTCCTGAATGCGATAGACCAGCCAGCGTTTGCGCGCCCATTGGGCGATTAGCCAATTGATCTGACGAAAAGCCCGATTGATGATCGGTTGCTCGATTTCCTCATCGATGCCGACGATCCCCGCGTCGACGACCATATTCGTCAGCAAATCTTGAACGCTG